TCGGAGATGTGTATAAGAGACAGATCCAGGGTGGACAGCAGGCGCTGATAGCTCGACGTCAGGTCTTCGCTTTCGTCCGGGCGCTGTTCCAGGACAGGACGCCCCCGGTACATCGTCGCCGGCATCACCTCGGGCCAACTGCTGGGTTCCATCACAAGGAACGACACCCGCGCAGACTGCGCGGTATCGGTCAGCCGGGTCAGCGTGGGCTGCTCGGTCAGCTGCGCGGTGCGCACCGGGTACAGTCGCGAGCCAGTTCCCCAGGCGGCCTGGACGGGCCGAACCAGGTCCAGGCCGCTGGCGGTCACCGTCTTGACCTCGACGACCTCATAAGCAAAAGCGTCCTCGCCGCGCAGCATCGCCAGGCCGCCGTCGCGGAAGTCGAGGCCGGCCGTGCCGCACGGAATGTTCAGCGAGCCGGCCGCCAGCGGTTCCTGGAGCAGCTGGATATCAGGCCAGATAGGCAGCGCCCAAATGCGCGCGCCCCAGCCGAACAGCGTCATGTCCAGCAGCTGCCGCTCGCGGTCCACCGCGTACATGTTCGCTTCGAACTCCCGGCGCGGCGCCAGGCGCATGGCTCGGCGCTGGGTCACGGCTGATTCGCTTTGCAGGATATTTGTCGAGGCGCTCAGGCGCTCGACGATGCTGTCGCCCCAGTCCGGCGCGAACGTCCAAGCGATGATGCGATTGCCGGTGATGACCAGGACCAGGTCCGGCTCGCCCTGGAGCCTCCAAACGATCCGCGCATTGACGACGGGCGGGCCGTCCGTGCCAATGCTGACCGTCCAAGTGCGTTCTTCCAGGGCGGCAAAACCCAGCGGCGGCGACGCCTGGCCGGATAGCGTGATGCCGTCTGCATCTTCCCGCTCGATGGCGGTCAGCGTGCGCGGACTGAAATATGCGTTCCAGACTGATGCCGGTCGTACTTGGGTGCTGACGACGTTGCCCAACTCCATGGTCGTAGGGATCAGCCACAGGCGGTTGTAGTAGTTCTCTTCCAGGGCGCTTTGGTGGACAGCCTGGTACGACGAATGGATCACCTCGACCGGCTGATGCGCCGCGTAGACGCCGGCCCAGGTCGAGGCCGCGACCGCTGCCAGGCTGATGTCCTGGTTCAGCTCCAGGGCGTCGATATTCGGCGTGATGCCGGCAACGATCCCCTCCACCGGCTTCGGCACTTGGAACCCCGGAAAGGTCGCCATCACTCAACCACCCGAAAGCAGTAGCCGACCCAGGCGCTGGTGCTGCCGAAGTCAGTAGCGGTTCCGCGCTGGAGCAACGGATAGACGCGCCAAGTGTCGCTACCGACCACCAGCGGATCACCAGGCGCGAGGAAGGCCATGTTGCATATGCCAAAGTCCGGCACCTCGCCCACGTATCGCGAGCGCTGCTGAGCGCCGAACGCATAGATGGCGCAGGGCACAGGGGTGGTCGAGCTGTTCAGCTCGTTTGCGCTGGCGTCGATCAGCCCCACATCGGGATGGTACTGACTGCTGTAGTTTCCGCGACCGGGGCCGACGACGCGCCGGGCGACGTTCGTTGTGTAGTCGAACGGCAACCACTCCGGCGATGGGCCACCGTCGAGGCTGTCTAGCCGCAGCATGCTGCCGCCGCCGCTGTATCGAATGTGGTAACCATCGAATGGATGCGATGACCAGTTGTTTGTGAGCGCCTGGCCAGAGCTGTAGAGGAACGAGCCGCAAACATACTGGCCGCCCGTATAGCCGACGCCCCGTTTGTTGAGCGAGCCAATCATCACCGGCCGGAACTGACCGGCCGCGATTTCGACGTGCAGGTGCAGATACGCAGCGGTGGCGAACAGGTGATAGCGCGTGAATGGCCCGGCGCTGAGCTGCGCTATGGTTGCTTCTTTCGACGAATACGGGTTGTTCTGCACCGAGTTGCCGGGCTGCGCATTCCACGCAAGCCCGTCGTCGAACCCCGTATTGCCCGCGAGCTGCCATTGATTGGAACCGGCGTTGAACGACCAGTAGCCGTCGGCGTTGTGACAAAGCCATTCCGATGCCGAGGCGCGGTCGGTGACCCAGCCGAGCGACTCGGCGTGGACGCGCAGCTTGGCGAGCAAGTCGGCCGGGTTGTTCGCTGTTCCTGTGAAGTAAGCCATTTCAGTCCTTCCTGATCGCGTAGAGCCAAGGGTTACCGCTACGCCAAGCGGTTTGGAAAACGACGTGGTCCACACCGTCCTCGACAATCACGTCTTCAGCGCCCGAGTTGAGCGTCGGCACGTAGAAGGCGCCGTCGAAATCGCCCAGATAGCGGCGCCCCTCGGTTTCGCGGGTGACGAACGACAGCGCTTTGAGCGGGAACTTCCCGAACGAGTCACGCAGTTGTTTGACCACGGTGTCACTGCTGCCCGCATATCGGCCGCAGCCCAGCGGGAGGAGCGTCCGATTGCTGTAGTCGGACTCGTTGGCAGCCCCTCCTTCGACAGTGAAACCGAGCCAGCGCCCGGCGGGATCGCGGAGATAGCAGCTGCGCTCGTAGGGGCTGCTGATGCCCCGGTGCCGGTCGCTAACGTCGGACCAGCGGGTTGCAACGTCGCCACGGTAGGAACCCACCACGGCGAGCGGGTACGGATATTGCGATGGCGGACAAGGTGGCAGGATGAAGCCGGCGCCGGCCGACTCGTAGATCGTCGAGACTTTTACGACCAGCCAGAACCTGCGGCCGTTGGCGAAGAACCAGTACGGCATGGGCTGATTCCACAGCAGCGCCTGAACCCGCGGGCTGTAGTTAGCAAACGCGGTCCAGTAGTCGCCGCCAGGCGGGATTGCTCCAGGATTGAACGCCGTGCCGCCCATCAGGCGAAGGTTGTAGTAGTCCAGGGCGGTATCGCCGTAGCTCTGAATCCCCATGTAGATGCTATCGGTGCCGCCCAGGCCAGGGGCGCACAGGGTCACCTGGCGCACGGCGATGGCCGTGCCGGACGCGGGGATGGTGTTGTCGAAAACCTTCTCGTAGGCCTGCCCAGCCGCGACCAGGTCTGGGTTCGCGGTGAGGAACTGGACGAGGCGCTCGACCAGGTTCTGGTGGTTCGTGGCGGTGCCGATTTCAGTAGCCATGAATTCCTAGTTTCCGAGTATTTGCTTGACGGCCTGGCGGTTCTTGTTCAGCCAGACGATGTAATGGTCGCCGCCCTTGCCGGCCCACATGTCGGCCGCCACCTGGTCGGGGTCTTGAACAGCATGGAGGTGGACCGCGTTGGAGACTGATGCGCTGAAGTTCTTGGATGGTTCGGGCAGGTTCGCGCCGACACGGACGGGGGCCGGCAGGTTGGGGGCGGGAATGCCGATCTGGCCGCCGGTTGCGTGACGGACAGGGTTCGCCCAGCCGGCCAGCGCGGCCATGCCGTAGCGGTTGAACTGTTCGAGAAATGCCAGGGCGCCGGGCTGTCGTACAACTGCGGCGCGGGTCATAAACTCGTCGTTGGATGCCAGAATCGGGATACTGTCGCTTGTGCCTGTTCCTGGTCCCTTGATGTGGCCGCCGGTGGCGAAACCGAACATGCCGGCGATGGAGGTCCACCAACTGCCGCCGCCCGCTGCTGCTCCAGCTGCACCGGCACCACCCGCAGCAGCGCCCAGCCCTTGAACGCCATTGGCGGCTGCCAGCGACGCAGCGGCCGCTTGGATAGCAGCGGCCCCGGTCAGCAGCGAGGCGCCCGCAGTCGATAGGGCTCCGGCCGACGCGGTAACAGCCGCCGCGCCGGTCGTCATGCTGGTGTCCTGCTGACCGCCACCAAACAGCCCCATGATGCCGCTGGACAGCGATTGCGCGAGGTTCTGCGCCGCCATGTTCACCAAGGCATTGAGTACAGCCTCACCCAGCGACGTAATGGCGTCGCGCAAGTCCATGGTCCCGGAAGCGAGTCCCTTGATGGCGTCGGTAAAGCCGCTGGTGAGCCCGTCCCGCAAGGTGGTTTCGAGCAGCGTCGTGGTCTGCTGGAGTCGCGCCGCCTCGGCGTCCAGTTGGGCGAGCGATTCGGCAGCGGCTCGGCCGACCTCGCCAGGCTGGCGGGCCATCTGTTCCAGGATCGGCCGAATCTGCTGGAGCTTCTCGTAGGTCGCTCGGTGAATGTCCAGGATGCGCTGCCGGGCGTCCATTTCGTTGATGACACCGGCATCCTGCTGGACGTTGACGGATGACTCAGCCCGCTGTTGCTCGGCAAGTAAGTCGTCCATCTTCTGCTTGACGTCATCCAGTCGGACCTTGGCTTCGGCGACGGGAATTAGCTTGTCGATCCAGGCCAAGCCGGCATCGTTGCCCGCCTTCTCGAAGTCCCGACGCATCGCGTCAAATTTCGCCCGAATCTCCAGCAGCCCCGCGTCAACGGCGCGGCCGGTCGCCCGCAGATACTCGGCCTCAAGGTCGGCATTGGCGCTTGCATTGGCATCGGCCTGGCGCCTCTTCTCGTCGGCATCGATAGCAGCAAGGGCAGCTTCTGCCCTGGCCCTTAGCGCCCCAGTTAGTCCTTTCTCGGCCAGCTCGTAGGCGCGAACCTCGGCGCTATTCATACCCAGCAGGGCCGCCTGGCGTTCCAGCTGGGTGACGTAGCCCTCTTGGCTCTTGCGCAGTTGTTCCGACGTCTGAGCGCTCTTGCGCGCAGCCGCTTCGGACTGGCGCTTGGACTCGGCCTCGGCCTTATTGGTGGCGTCCAGCTTCTGGTTGGCGGCGGCCTGGTCCAGGATCTTCCTACCCAGCTCCGAAGTGGCATCGATACCTTCCTTGCGCAGGTAGTTCAGGGCCTCTTCTGTCGCGGTGAGGTTCTGGAGGCGCTCGTTCTGGCGCTCCAGGTTCTCCAGGTACTGCTTGCCCTCGCGCACGTTCTTGAAGCGGTCGCCGGCTCGTTCTGCCTCAAGCCTGCGCAGGGCTCCGGTCAGTGCCTGTACCCGTTCGTTGGCTTCATCCAGGCTCGGCAGGTCCATGCCCGGCACCGTAGGAACGTCCGTGTCCTGGAGGGCCTCAGCACGCTGCTGAATCTGCTCGGCCTCGGCCAGTTGCTGCTTGATCTGCTCGATGCTCTTGCCGAGCTGGTCGTAGTTGGCCGTCTTCAGGTCGCCCAGGTTCAGCGCCTGGATAATGTTCCGCGAGGCGTTGCGGATGCGGACGCTAGCCGACTCGGTTGCATTGGCGGCACGGTCCATGCCGGACTCGGCGTCACTACCGAAGTCCAGGAACGCCGTGGCCGCAATGGCAATCATCGAGATAACGCCGATGGGACCGCCCAGGAACCCCAGCAGCCGGCCACCGACCGCCGTCACTGTTCCCATGCCGCGAGCCAGGAAGCTGGATGCCGCAGCGGCGGCCGCAGAGGCGATATTCGCGTTGTTCGTGGCGACCGTCAGAGCCTGTTGTGCCGAAGCGGCTGCCGCGACTGCGGCGGTCCTGCGCTGATAGGCGGCGGTGACGGCGGCCGAAGACGCCAGCGTCGTGGATGCGAGCGACGCCTCTGCGGCCTGGACCTGCCTGATAATGGCCGCTTCGGACAGCCGTAGCTCAGCCAGGCGAGCGAGGGACTGCTGCCGACCAATATCGGTGATCTGCGCCTGAAGCCGGGCCTGCTCCAGCGTGCGCTCCGCAACCAGAGCGGCCTGGACGTCCCGAAGGTTCTGGAGACTGGCGGCCTGGCGGGCGCGGCTGGCGGCCACCTCGGCCTCTGCCGAGGCGACAGCGGCCTTGGCCCGTTGTAGCTCCTGGGCAGCGGCTCGCTGTGCCGCCACGGCGGCGCCTTCGTCGGCCGTTGCTTTCTGAGCGGCGGCGATGGCTGCGGCGCGACTGGCCGCCGCGTTGCTGAGCCAGGTAGTAGTCAGCCCGGTGATGGCCGCCACCGCTCGGCCGGCTGCCGTCACCATCACGGCATCCAGGGCGGTGCCCAGCAGCTCGGCGTTATCGCTCAGGCCGTCCATGACATTGGCGACCCCGGAAATGGCGCCGGCCAGCGCCTCGCCCGCACCTCGGCCATTGGTGAACTCACCTACCAGGCGAGTGAACGCATTCTCCAGCTCCTGGACAGCCATCGAAACGGTCTTGATGCTGGTGGCGAATTGATCGTTCACGCCGGCTGCCGCGTTGCTCAAGGCGTCCACCAGGACATCAGCCGTCAACTGGCCTTCGTTCGCCATCTTGCGAAGCTCGCCGATATTGACGTTGAGGCCATCGGCAATTGCTTTCAGCAGCGCGGGCGCCTGCTCGCTGACCGAGTTGAATTCCTCACCGCGCAGAACGCCCGACGCCAGAGCTTGGCCGAACTGGACCAGGGCCGCCTCGGCGCTCTGCGCACTGGCGCCTGAAATCGCGATGGACTTGGCCACCGTGTCAGTCAGCGATGCGACTTGCCGCTGGCTGATGTTCAGCCGGTCGGCGTTCTGCGCGAAACGCTGGTAGACGGTGGCGGTAGAGTCCAGCGCGGAGCTGGTCAGCTGAGCGATGCGGTATACGTCAGCGGTCACCGCTGCCAGTTGCGCCTGGGTGCTGGTGACCAAGCGCAGCCGGTTCTGGAGGTTGGTCCAGGCGTCGGTGGTCTGGATGATCTCCCGAATACTGAACAGCGCCCCCAGCCCCAGCGCAGCGGCCTTGATGGAGGCAGCGAGGGCCGTCATGCCGCCACCGATGCGCTGGGTGGCGGCATTCAGTTGATCAGCATCCCGCGCCGCTGTCCTGGTGCTCTGGCCCAGTTCATCGACATTACCGTTCAGGCGACGCAGGGCGTCCTGGGCGTCGTTCAGATCGGCGCGGATGCGGAGGGCCAGTGTCAGTTGCTGATTGTTCGCCATTTCAGGATTCCAACTGTTGGAGCAAGGCGGTGGCGTCCGTGCCTCCCACCATTCCGTACATCACCGCGTTAATGTCTCGGGCCTGCTCGCGGCGCTCAGCCGCTTGCGCCTCTTCCCAAAAGAGAATCAGCTGTCGCCGGGTGTAGTTGTTGAGGGCGTCGCGGTGGTGGCCGGCGCGAATGAGGTCGGCGAAGACTCGGCTCCAGAGCGCTGCGCGGCTAGTGCCATTTCCAGGAGGCGCGGACGCCAGAGCCGTCGAACGAAAAAACCGTTGTTCACCTCCCACCAGGTCAGCACCAGAGCTTCACCTTCATCTGGTGGCAGAGCGTCCACCCAGTCCATCGACTGGCCGCAGCTGATGGCGATCAGCTCGCGCAGCGCGTCAGCGTGCAAGGCCAGGGCGTCGAAGATGACGTTGATCGACTCCGGGCTGTCCATCTTCTGCGGGGGGATAGCGGCCAGGCTGTCGCCAAGCGGCGCGAGTAGATGGTTGTGGCGCAGTTGCTCGCTGAAACTCAGCTCGCGTACGGTCACCTCGACGCCCCCGACCGTCAGTTGACGGTCAGGGAACAGCACGCTCAGGCTGTCGTCGGGCGCCGAGTCGGTCGGCTGGCCGCGAGGGTTAACAGGCTTCTTCCCGGCCATGATTTACCCCAGCTGGATAATGCGACCGAAGCGGCCCAGGTCGCCGGTATCCGGCTTGCTGGTGTCCAGCAGGATACCGCCGCTGATCTGCATCCCGGCAACGGTGTTGCCGTCGCTGATCAATGCCAGCTCCTGGAGCGGGTCGGTCGCGACCTTGTACAGCTCGACGATGACCGGCGCGCCGCCTTCGGCCAGGTTGATGCCCTTATAGCGCAGGGCAACGGTCGGCTGCGGCGCGGTGAACATGCCCACCTGCTTAGTGGCGGCGTACTCATAGGCCGCTTTGAACGGCTGGGTCGGGGCCGGCGTCGGCAGACCCAGCAGTTGGACCTCGCCGTAGGCGCCATCGGCTCGCAGGGCGTAATACTGCGGGTCGAGGGGCGCCGGGCTGCTCGCGCTGTCGGTGATGACCAGTTCGCTGACGCCGAAATTGGCCAATCGGATCACATCGCCAGCCACCAGGTCGGCGGGGAGTACCTCGCCCGTCACGGAGCCCGCCGCCTTGGCCACGACCTTGCCATAGAGAGTAAGCGCCAGGTTGTCCGGGCCGATGCTGTGCAGGGTGATGTTGACGGTGGCGGTCTTGCCGATGGGGAAGCTTCGGACCAGGGCTTTCTGGCCGCTGTAGCTTTCCTTGTGCTCGACCTTCTCGACTGCGAGCTGGATGCTCATGGCCGAGACATCCTGAATCCAGCGCCATTTGCCGAGGACGCCGTTGACGATAGGCGCGGCGTCAATCTCACCTTGCCCGTAGAAATACGTTTCCTGTGCCATGTGAGGCCTCCGTAGGAATCAGATGTTGCGCGTTACTTGTCGCGTTTCTCGTCGGCCTTGGGCTCGGCGGGAATCTTGGTGATC